CGGAGCTTGCGCGATGGCTGCGCGAACTGAGAACGCGTCGAGAAACCGGCGTGGAGGCTGAAAAGAAAACGCTAAAGCAGATCGCAGACATTGCGCACTGCGGCGGCCTGGCAGGCCTGTCAGAGGCTGAGGCACTGATCGCTGTACGGCGACTGACACTGATGTATTTGGACAAGGGGCGCAACATTGCCGCGATGGCACGGGACACGCTTGCAGCGCTCAGCGCGTCTAAAGCGGCTGGTGACTAACGCATGGTTAACCGGCTCATCGCTTTTGCGGCGTCCGGGTTCAACGTATGGGTTAGGCATAACTTTGGAGTAGAAAAATGTTTAGAATACTTGGAAATTTGACAAAGGCGGCAGTTGCCGTTGCGTTAACACCAATCGCACTCGTAGTTGATATAGTGACATTACCAGCAAGTGCCTACCGTGGTGATGTCCACCCGTTCGGACACACTGTCGACTTACTTAACGAGGCCGGAAAGAGCGCGAACAAGGCCATAGATAGTGATGCATAACGTATATGCGAGTCTCTGCCACACCACGGAAGGGAAGCGAATTGACCACGACAAAGACGCCGCATGATGCAAACGAAGCCACGACAGTGGCGCTTTTGCCTTGCCCGTTTTGCGGTGGAGAGGCGCGGCCAACTGTGCACTTGACGTATTCGCGGTTCGCTCCGGTATGTAAATCGTGCGGCGCGAGCGGGCCTCAGGTGCGCATTGAAAGAGGATCATCCCATCAGAAGCTGCGCGAACTTATGAACAAGGCAGGTGCGCTATGGAACACTCGCGCCTAACGCAGAAATCAGTTTCGGCGAAGCCATCCAACTGGATTGAAGGGTTATCCGGCTACCCGATTAAAAGACCGGAAACAGCATAGGAAACGACCATGAGTAAAGATGAACAAGCAATCGAAGCCGAAATTCAAGCCAAGGGACTCAACTCGCCGCGCATCTCTCCTGAGAGGATAGATGCAGTGATTGTTGGCGAGGACTACCACGTATTCCCTGGAACAACGCTGACAGTGTGCTGCCTTACGTTGCGCAACGGCTTCACTGTGACGGGCGAAAGCGCAGCGGTCAGCCCGGAGAACTTCGATGTCGAAATCGGCAAGAAGATCGCCCGTAGCAACGCACGTGACAAGATTTGGGCGCTCGAGGGATACGCCCTGCGCGAACGCATCGCGGCTTGATGCGTTCGTGGCCGGCATGACGACGCAAGAAATCATTCCGGCCAACGCGGAATAAGCGCCAGAAAATGGGGAACAAAATGGAAAAAGGGGTAACAAAAATCGAAAGCGACTTAGGCGACGTGCAGCAAATGTGGTTTCGGCGCACCCAAGCGCCAGAAGTAATCGAGCGCCCAAGCTGCTATAATCGCCCTGCATTCGTGCGTAACGTTTACTCCGAAGAGTTTCCTGGAAAGTGGTACAAATTCCGCCAGACGCAGGAATGTCCGCATTGGAAGCCTGGAGGAAATGCCCATGTCAGGAAAATGTGCGACTCTGCTAGCGGTAAGACGACACCTTGGCACGCATGTAGTGGATGCCTGTGGAAGCCATGGTAGAGAAAAGCAAAGCGCTGCCAGCGGTATGTTATAGCGATCCAGCGATTGCGTATGAGCGCAAGGAAGCATCTACATGCAAGGGCTGTATCCATGTCTGCAAGGCATTTGGCAGGGCGTACTGCGCAAAAGGGATGAGAAGCTACCCGGCGCGGTGCAGGCGGCATTATCGGGAGTCCGTATGAACAAGTTTTTCTGCTGGTATTGTCGTAAGGAAAAACAGATAGAAGGAAGGGTTCCTGTTCGGTGGGGTAAGATAGGAAGCATCCGCGGGCACAAGTGCTCCGATTGCGCCGATATAGCAAGACGGCGGAGGAAAGAAATAAATCAGGCTAGAATTGCGTGAAGTGGACGCGCATCGGGCCTACAGCCTGGGAATCCGGGAAATACCGTATCGCTGCGGCAAAGGTAGGTGAGCAATACAGATATACGCTATTCGAGCACGCGACAATGGATTGGATCATGATCAGAACTTTCGACTCGCCAGAAGATGCAAGGAAAGAAGCGGAAAAACAGGGGGTGCGATGAAATTTAAGAGCGTAGAGCACGCGCTTGGCTGGGCATTCCGGGTAGAAGCCACGGCGATCATTAAAACATCCTCAGTATCGGCTGCGATGATGGGCGGCGGTGGAATGTCGCACGGAGAGCTTACATCGCATGACAGGCACGCATACGCAGCGATGATTATAGATCACGCATCGAGAGCGGCAGACAAGCCTAGCATGGTTCTACTGAGAGCGCTATACGGCATAGCAGACGCGGCGGATGTTCGCGCGTATCTTGTGCCGATCGTCGTGGCGGCGCTCCCAACAGGGGTGCACTCGCGCCGCGCCATTGAGGACGTCATAAACGCCTATTGTGGGCGCAATCGCGGCGTGGAGGAATTGCGCCGAGCGCTGCAATGCCGGAAATCTACAGCGCTGGAGACGCGGCGCGGTGCATACCGGGCGCTTGATGCTGTGCTGGAGCGTGCGGTGGCAAGGATCATAGATGCGGAACCGCAATACCTACTCGCTTGCTAGCTTTGCCGATCGTCAGCGGACTTTCGGCCTTGTCCACGCCCAGGGCCGACATGCCCCTAGTGTGATGGCTTAATTATCAGAATAGTACGCTTTTTCGTCCTTGTTGGCGAGTTCTACGGCCAACGCAGGTGCCGGAGTGCTTTCGGATGCCAAATACCACCCGTACTCCAGATCACCTGTTACGCTACTCCGAAAAGTAGCGCATATGTTGTACTCACTATCATAGCGAGCAGCTACGATTTCCCACCGTTCTTCCATGATTTTCTCCTTTGTTTTTTGTCATTAAAACCCCGGCTATGCCGAGGTGATTCCTGATTGTCATCCCCGCCGTTCATGGCGGGGATCGGATAGCTTACACCGCAGGGACAAACCCCGCGTGGCGGAAGACATTCGTCTTCCGCACCGTACCATCCGGTTCGGCCTGCTCCACGCTTTCCCGTGTGGAGAAAGCGTAGACGGGCTCGATCCCCGCGTTCCGCAGGGCTCTCTCGAGTGGCGCCATGAAAAACGGCGCCCCTCCGATCATGGCTTGGGGAAGAGTTTCTTCCCCGACAAAACGGCGAGCCATTGCGGCGATGGAGTCCGCGCGGTCGCCGATTTCCGCTGCCGTGGGCAGCGTTTCGAACGTAAGCAAGCTTTGCAGCTCGCTGCGGTCGGCTTCGGGTAAATCTACTACCCCAGCCTGGATTTGTTCAGTGGTGGCCTTGTGCTGCGTGAGGTTAAGAATTTGCATTTTTCACTCCAAGATGTTTACGTGTTGGGTAAAGAAACCCCGAACTCCAAAGAAGCTCGGGGTTTTTCGCATCTGTATACCCTTTCGAACAGGGGTCGCTGTAGCGCAATGCGCGACACTACAGCCAAGCAAATCTGGCAGCCCTAATGAGTCTCTGCTGCAGTCCATCCGTCGCTGGACAATCACCCTTCGTATACGCTACTCAAGGGGCGACGGCCTCCCTTTTTCACGCCACCTTCTGCGCAGTGCAAAAGGACTTTTACAGTGGCGGGTACTACGCAGGAGGGCATAGGCCCCAAACTCCTGCACCAGCTGTCCCTGTGAATCCCGCCGAGAGTCTGCTTCTCTCGACGCCTACAGGATTTTCCCGCCACCTTCGGTCAAAGGTGGAATCAGCTCCGTTACCGGGCCTTTCGCTGACGGTTTCCCGCCGGCGCCGAAGACAATCACCCAATTGCTTGGGCTTCTTTGTGGATCGCGATGATTTGCAATCGCGCCGCCGCCACCCCTTCGGCAACTTTGGCATTGGGCGTTTCCGCCCAACCACGGTTGAAACTATATACCATTCCTCCTAAAAGTCTGTACTCGGCAAGCTTGTCGCGATGACAAGATTGCTTTCCCTTAAAGGGCTTCGGCGATCTCTCTCGCCAGGGCAGCGTTGGCCCTGATGAGGGCTTCGGCTTCCCTTTCGCCTGGGCGATCACCCCAGTTCTGGCCACACCGGGGGTATTCCTGCGCCCGGTTGTAGGCGCAAATGGCTTTCCATAGCCGATTGCGCAACTCGCGCTCGGCGGCTTTTGCCGCCTCTTTCTCCTTCCATGCCGCCACTTCGGCGGCGGTGTCCACCACAGGGGTGGGGTTGGCCGCTTTTTTCGCGGCGGCCACCGCCTTGGTGGCCGCGTCGAGCTCGGCGGCCAGCCGGGCCTTTTCGGCCCGGTTTTTGTCGGGGCAGGCCTTCCAGGCCGCAAATGCGGCGGCCTGGATTCTTTTTAGTTCATCCATATTCACTCCTTGCCCAGGGCAAGGCTGCCCTGGGCGTGGGCGTGGTTGTACTAGAGATATCGCCACGGGAGTTTCTTCTCCACGCAGCCCAAGTCCAATAGGACTTTGCGCGCGTCCGTGTATGTGTGTTTCCGGGGCTCGCCCGGATAGAAGTCCGCTGCCGCGTGCGGGCCAATTAGGCCCGTCTCGTCGGCCGCCCGCGCCACGGCGCGGATTATGGCTTTGGTGCACGTCCCCTGCCCAAGGCTCAGCTCGGATAAGAGTTGAGCCGCCGTAATTCTTCCTAGTTTCATTTTTCATACTCCTTTTGTTAGTTGCTGGGATGCCATGACTTGCATTATACGCATCCCGAAAGAAAAAGCAACACTTTTTTAAAAATATTTTTTGTGCTGTTTTGTTGCGGAAAGTCCGGAACTGGTGTATAAGTGCCGTTGATAGGATGCGGTTTTGTTTTCAAATTCCGCACCAAATAGAACATATAGCCGCCGAACATGGCGGTTTTTTTATTCCAGGACATGGACGCAAAGACTAAGCAAGCGACTAAATACGGTAGCAGAGTCGAAACACAGCGCCGCATCGCCGCTTTTGCCGCGGCGTATGGGCGCACGGGGAACGCCACGCAAGCAGCTATTGATGCAGGGTACAGCGAGAAAACCGCGCGCACTCAGGGATCGGCCCTATTGACAAAACCGGATATTTTCGAGATGTGCTCTCGCGCGCGCGAGGAATACCTGGCTGCGTGCGAGAGCACAAAACAACGGCAGCGGAAAATGCTGGAAGCCGCAGCAGATGACGCAATTGCGGCGCTGCAAACCGTGGTGCAAGGCAAAATCTCACGCGGGGCGGTAGCGATGGTGAGCGCGGCAACTGCAATCCTTGATCGCGCTGGGCACAAACCAGTCGACGAAAGCAAGATTGCGCATACCAGCCCGGACGGCAGCATGACGCCGCGCGGACAAGTCCAGATCGTGATTGAAGGTGGTTGAGCGGATCACAATACAGATACCGCCCAGGCTGATCCCGGTGTTCGGTGGCAAAGCTAGATATCGCGGCGCGCACGGGGGGCGGGGGAGCGGAAAAAGCTACACGTTCGCTTTGATGCTGGCATTGCGCGGTGCGGAACGGCCCTTGCGCATCCTGTGTGCGAGGGAGTACCAAAATTCCATCAAGGACAGCTCGCAAGCGGAAATCGCACGCGCGATCGAGAGCGTGCCGTACCTTGCTAGCCAATACGAGGTAGGTGACAGTTTTATCCGCGGGTTCAACGGAACAGAGTTTTTGTTTCGCGGACTGCGCCACAACTACCAGTCGATCAAGTCCCTGTCCGGGATCAATATATGCTGGGTTGAGGAAGCGGAAACAGTCAGCGAAGAGTCCTGGCGGGTGCTGATACCGACGATCCGGGAACCCGGATCGGAAATCTGGATGACGTGGAACCCCGAGCGCGAAGATTCGCCCACGCGTCAGCGGTTTGTCATCAATCAGCCGACAGGCGCTAAAATCGTCGAGATCAACTGGCGAGATAACCCGTGGTTCCCCCCCGAGCTGGATCAGGAGCGACAGGACGATTTGCGCTACCGTCCCGATCAGTACGATCACATATGGGAAGGATCATGTCTCACCCGCTCGGATGCACTGGTGCTTAGGGGACGTCATACGGTAGAGTCGTTCGAGCCGCAGCAGGGATGGGACGGCCCATATTACGGGATTGATTGGGGATTCTCGGTTGATCCATCCGTGATGGTGCGCTGCTGGATTCACGGCCGCACACTCTACATTGAGCATGATGCTTACGGCCACGGTGTCGAGATTGACAACCTGCCGCAACTGTTTGCGGCCATCCCAGGCGCGCGAGAGCACGCGAGCTATGCAGACAATGCGCGGCCCGAGACGATCAGCTACATGCAGCGCAATGGCTACAGGTATATGCGCCCGGCAGATAAATGGCCTGGCAGCGTGGAGGACGGCATCGAGCACCTGCGCAGCTATGAGCGCATCGTCATCCATCCGCGCTGCGAGCACACAGCAAAAGAGGCGCGGCTGTGGAGCTACAAAATCGATAGGCTATCTGGCGATGTAAAGCCAGACTTGATGCCAGGCAATGATCATTGCTGGGATGCTGTTCGGTATGCGCTGGGGCCTATCATCCGCAAGCGCACGCCCACGCAATCCGTCACGCTGCCATATATGGCGAGGTAAAAAAATGAAGCTCACCAAGAAATCCCGCGCCGCAATCCCGGCGTCGAAATTCGCAGGCCCTGGACGTACATTTCCCATCCAGGACAAGAACCATGCGCGAGCCGCTATAAGCGGCGCATCGCGTGCGGAGCATGTCGGCCATATCTCGGCCCACGAAGCATCCGTCATTAAAGCAGCTGCGCGCCGGGTGCTAAAAAAATAATGTGGCAGACGCTACAAAAAAGCTACGCACGCGATCGAGATTTACCGCAGCGGACGTCTCGCATCCAGGCATTGCAGCGCGTACTTGCTGGCGCGATATACGACAATATGCGTTATGCGTTCCACGAAGAGGTGAACGGCGCGAACGAATACATCAAGCTGCGCGATCGACGCCCGTCTGTGCGATACAACCTGTGCAAACTGGTGGTGCAGCAATCCACTGCGATGCTGTTCAGCGAGGGCCATTTTCCCGAGTCTGTACACGACGACGAGATTACGCGCGACACGCTGAACGATATCATCCGTGACGCGCGGATCAATGAAGTCATGATCGACGCGGCGGAAAAAGGATCAGTCGGTTCGGTTTGTCTGTGGCTGCGCATCCTGGAAGGGCGCATCTATGTTTCTGCGCTGACAACCGAATACCTCACGCCGAGATGGAACCCCATGCGGCCAGATGACTTGATGGCAGTGCGCGAGCAGTACAAGATTCGCGGGCGCGCGCTCCGCGCCATGGGATACGCGATCAAGGACACCGATATTGACGCAATGCATTGGTGGACGCGGGATTGGACGGATCAGGCTGAAATCTGGTATTTGCCTGTCAAGATCAGCGATAAACCGGGCTTGCCCGATAATCTCACGCAGGATAACGATCGCACCATCCAGCATAACCTCGGCTTTGTGCCCATGGTTTGGGTTCGCAACCTGCCCGGCGGCGATGACATCGACGGTGCGCCGACATTCGGCGACGAAGCGATTGAAACGAATATCGAAATCGAGTACATGCTCAGCCAAGCGGGGCGTGGCTTGAAGTACGCAAGTGATCCGCTGCTGATGATCAAGGAACCCGCAGTCGATCCCGGCCAGCAAATGGTACGCAGCGCAAGCAACGCAATCATCGTGGGCAAGGACGGCGATGCGAAGCTGGTTGAGATTGACGGCGCTGCTACGGCTGCTGTGCTGGAGTACGTGCGTACCTTGCGCGAATTTACCCTTGAGCAGCTTAGCGGCAATCGGGCAAACGCGGACAAACTGTCGGCGGCGCAATCCGGGCGCGCAATGGAATTGCTCAACCAAGCGCTGATCTGGCTGTCGGACAAACTGCGTATCAGCTACGGCGAATACGGGCTGAAAAAGCTCCTGCAGATGATCGTCCGCGCAAGCAGCAAGATGGCATTGGTAGATTCCGATGGTGATCCTATCCCGCGGATGTCGCCGGGCAGAATCGCATTGAAATGGCCTCCTTGGTATGCGCCCACAAGTCAGGATCGCAGCAGTGACGCAAACACTTTGCGAACCCTGACTGATGCGGGGCTGATGAGCACGGAAACCGCTGTTGGGACTCTCGCACCCGTCTATGACGTGGAGGACGTTCCGTCTGAAATGTCGAGGATCACAGCCGAGCAAGCCGAGCGCAACGATAAGGCGCAAAAGCAAGTCAGGATCATGGAGTGACGGCCCCAAGCCGTTCGGATGCCCGACTGATACGGGCTTTTTAATTTGGAGGCCCAGATGGCTGATAACAACGAAGATATTGACAACAACACGACTAAAACCGCACCAAAAACCGCGCCTGAACCAGAAACGTTTTCCAAGGATTATGTGCGCGAACTGCGGCATGAGAACGCGGGATACCGGCTGAAGGCGCAGGAAATGGAGCGCAAGGCCCAAGAAGCGGCAGAATCCGCCAAAAAAGCGCAGGATGAAGCAATCGCAAAAGCCCAAGAAGCCGAGCAGCGAGCCGCGCAGCGAATCATCAAAGCGGAAATGAAGGCCCACGCAATAAAAGCCGGGATTGTCGATATTGACGCACTTGCGCTGGCTGACTTGTCCGGCGTGAAATTCAACGATGCTGGCGAGATTGAAGGCGCAGACGCCGCAATTGAGGCCCTCAAGAAAGCCAAGCCCTATCTGTTCGCCCAAACCACGGCGAGCACGCAACAGCCACCGAAAGGCGGCAAGCAAGAAACAAAAACCGCGCGTGATCTTTCGGATGCCGATTTGCGCTCGGATTTGAGATCGAAATTCGGCATCCGCATTTAGCTTCATAGGCCGGGAAACCGGCAGCAGTCCATCGGGGTC